GATAATGACCAGATAGATAGAATGAAACTAGATGATAAAGAAAGTGTCAATCATTATCCAGGTCTTAAAGGTGATTTAATAGAAGCTCATGGTTGGAAAAGTTTATGTTTCTTAAATGAAACAGGTAATAGTAAAGACCAGATTAACAGATTTCCTGCTGTATTCAATACAGCTGGCGACTACAAGGCAACACTAAAGTATTTTCTTGACAATAGAAAATGGACAAATGTTGCAGAGTTTAGTCCTACTTTGGTTAAGTTTTTCAAAGAAGTGATTAATAAGTATATGCATGTTGGCCAAATATTTGTAACACGACTAGAAGGTGGTGGTGTGATTACTGAACACAATGATGTTCCAGAGGACACTAAACATCTATTAGGTGGTGAACAAGTGCATATGTTTGATATGTTAAACACTTTTAATTTGTGTTTAAATCATGTCGAATCTTGTTATGGTGTATTTGATAATAAAATTATACCAGCATATGATGGTTGTTTGAGATGGACAAATGTAGGTAAAAAACATTGGGTGGTCAATATGAATAGAAAACCACAATATCAGATTATATGGCAAGGTATATATAAAAAAGATTTTAGACGATTAGTAATGGAGAATAAATAGTATTATGGCAATTAAAAACAATCACGAATTCTATCCTTTAGATTCAGTATATCAGGAAAAACATAAAGAGTTATTTGCTTTTTTTGAAAATCTAGGTGTAGATATTGAAATCAACCAAGACTTTACAGGTTTAAAAACCTTACTATTAAGTAAAGATAAAGATGATTATCCTTATGACTTTGACCCAGCATTTGAAACTAAAATGGACAATAACACAGCTTTTGTTTTATATGCAAAAATTGGTGATGAGATAGTTGCCACATATGCAGCTAAAAAATTAGCAATGACAACATTCATTGAGGCAATGAAAGAAAAGTTTTCAGGTACATATGAAGATGTATCAGATATTCTTGGTACTTCAGCATACAGTTCTTGTCAATGGGTTTCAAAAGACCATAGAGGCAAAAAACTAGGACGAGTTTTAGACCATCTTAAAAAACATATTTGTTTTGATTTGATGAAGTGTACAAATAATTATGCAATACATAAAGAAGCATTAGCAGATTATCATACAGAGCATTTAGGTTATAGTAATACTGAAAAACTTGCTTTGATACCAAATGGTGATGTCGGTGGTGCTGGTGAAGTAATTGATAAAATATACAATATCACTTACACGACTATTTCGGAATGGGAAGCAAAACAAAGTGATATTAAAACATTATACTCTTAAACCAACTGATTTAGAATCCAAACACATATCACAAATACATGAAATAATCTTTAAGGTTATTGAAGATAAAAAAGATGAGTATTGGAAAAACTATGTTGATTATTCTGTCTTTGAACATACAGCAATAACCATAGGATTAATAGATGAACAAGTAAAAACATTTTCATCTATCTATAATAGAGAATTTTACGGTGATGGTGTTTATAGACTGTTTAACAGATTTTTAGTAAGTGATGATATAAGAGAAATAGGTGGTTCAAAGACATATGGTGGCGACCATAGATTTTTTGAGATGGTACACCAACAAATAGAACATGTAAAAACATTAAATCCTTCATTTTATTTTATGTCAAGACAGAGAAAAAATACTAAATGGTTAAGATGGTATTTTGATAAATTTAACAAACAATATGATACAGATTTAGTGGTATCTGATAAACAATATATGGTATGTGACGGTTCTGAATACGATTGTAGTCAAACTTTAATCTATCCTAAAGATAAATTAGTACCATTTAAATCGTATAAATAGTATTAAGGAGATAATTATGAATACAGTAATGATTGATGGCAAAGAGTATGATGTCAAAACCTTGAGTCCTGATTTGCAGAATTACCTAACGGTAAGACAAGAAATTCAGGTATCAAAAATTAGACATACACTTGAGCTTGAAAAAATTGATGTGTTAACAACACATTATAATAAAAAAATTGCAGAATTAGTAAAAAAAGAAGTACCAGAAGAGAAAAAATAGATGGCCGCAATAGCAAACCTTACACTAGACCAAGGCGCAACATTTAATTCAGATGTTACCGTAAAAGACTCAAATGGAAATGCATTTAATCTTACAGGTTATACAGCGTCTGGTAAAATGGCCACAGGTTATTCCTCAACAAGAACAAGAACAACTATTACATGTACTGTTAATGGTGACCCCACAACAGGTATTGTAACTATGTCTTTATCAGCTGACCAAACAGGTCAGTTAGAAGAAGGCAGATATGTTTACGATTTAGAAATCCTACAGACTTCTACTAGTACAATTACAAGGGTTATAGAAGGTATTATTACCGTCAGACCACAAGTAACTACCTAATTCACTATTTTTTTCTTATAAATATACACAGGAGAGAATTATGGCAGATATTACGGCTACTGTAGGACAGAGTAATAGTACAACAGCAAACATTAATGTAGATACTTCCTCTGGACCTCAAACGGTTTCAGTATCTTTGCCCTCAGCTCAGGCTGCTCAAAATACTTCTCTTCAACTTAAATTGCTAGGTGATGTTGATACAACTTCTTTAAATGATGGAGCAATATTACAATATAGGTCAAGTGACGCCAAGTTCGTTGCAAGAAATGAATTAGTAACAACTACTGGAACCTTGACACTAAACGCAGGAGCTTTTTAGGAGTTTTAGATGGCAACAGTAATTCAGATAAAAAGAAGTTCAGGTACTACAGCCCCAAGTACGCTGAAACTCGGTGAATTAGCATTAACTTATGGAACAGGTACACAAGGAAATCTAGGGGACAGATTATTTATTGGTGAGGGTGGTGTTGACGGAAACGGTGACGCAAATAATGTAACAGTTATTGGTGGTCAATATTTTTCAGACCTACTTGACCATGTACCAGGTTCAGGAACAGCAAATTCAGCATTAATATTAGATTCAAACAAAGCCATTGATGAAATCATTATTGGTAATGACGCCTCTTCAGGTGGTCAAATTAAACTAAACGAGGGTACTAACAACGGTACAAATCTTGTTGGTTTAAAAGCTCCAAACTCATTAGCAGCTACAACAATATTTACATTACCAGGTGGTGATGGTTCAGCAGGACAATTTTTAAAAACAGATGGTTCAGGAAATTTAGGTTTCTCAACTGTTAACCAATTTATAGATTTAGCAGGTGATACAGGTACAGATACTTACAATACTTCAGAAACTTTAACATTTGCTGGTTCAGGTGGTTTAGTTCAAACGGTTACTGATAATACGGTAACGGTAACTGCTACAGCATTAACGAATTCAAACTTATCAGGTAGTGCGGCTATATCAAATGCAAACTTAGCCAACCCTACAACTACTTTAGGTTCATCTACATTAACTTTAGGTGCAGCTACAACTGATATTGCAGGTTTAACTTCACTAGTAATTGATGACATTACAATCAATGGTTCAACAATGTCAACAACTGCTGGTAATACAGACCTTACTTTATCGCCACACGGTACAGGTACAGTAAAAGTTCCTAGTGGTTATGAAGATAGAAGTGGATTTACAGATACATCATTAGCAAACAAAGCTTATGTTGACCAAGTTGCACAAGGCCTTGACGCTAAACCATCAACAAGAGTTGCTACAACAGCAAACTTATCAGCAACTTATTCAAACGGTACTGCTGGTGTTGGTGCAACATTAACAAACTCTGGTTCACAAGCTGCTTTTGCAGTTGACGGTGTAACACCAACTGTTAATGATAGAGTTTTAGTTAAAGACCAAACAACAGCTGCTCAAAACGGTATCTATGTTTTAACAACTGCTGGTGATGGTTCATCAAATTGGGTTTTAACAAGAGCAACTCCGGAAGACCAACCATCAGAATTATCAGGTGGTTCTTTTGTATTCGTAGAAGAAGGTACTGCTAACGGAGATAACGGTTATGTATTTACACATACAGGCGCTCCAACTTTTGGTACAACTGCTTTAGATGTAACACAATTCTCTGGCGCAGGTCAGATAAATGCTGGTGCAGCTTTAACTAAATCAGGTAACCAAATGGATGTTGCAGTTGATGATAGTTCAGTTGAAGTAAACGCAGACGCATTAAGAGTTAAAGCATTAGGTGTTACAAACGCTATGTTAGCAGGTAATATTGATGGTGCTAAGATTGAAAATTTTGTATTTACAGACGAAAGTTCAACACAAGGTGGTACAACAATAGGTACTCCTATGGAGTTTTTAGCAGGCGAAGGTATTAATACAGTCGCTTCAGGACAAACACTAACGATTGCAGGAGAATTAGCAAGTACATCAAATATTGGTGTGGCTAAATTTCATTCTGATAATTTCACGGTATCATCAGGTGATGTAACCGTAACAACGATTGACGGAGGGTCATTTTAATGGATAAAATTTGGAAAAAGATTAAATCTGATTTACAGAAATTGACTCATTTTTTAGTAGGTACTTCAAAACCTTTAGTATTGAAGAAGAAAGATGAGATTGATTTATCAAATTTAAAAAAGAAAACAAAAGCAGAATTAGAAAAATTAGGCAGAAAAGTAGGTCTTGAATTAGATAAAAGACTTACAAAAGATAAACTTATAAAACAAATACGAAAAGCTTGTAAGTAATGGCAACGGTAATAAAACCAAAACGAAGTGAAGTAGCACTCTCAATACCAGCAGCTAACTCTTTAACAGTTGGTGAGATTGCAATGAATGTTACAGATGGAAAGTTTTATACAAAAACATCTGGTAATGTCGTTAAAGAAATGGGTGGTGCTGGTGCAGTTACACTACAAAGTGTTGTAACTTCAGGCGCTTCAAGTAATCAAGATATTACTTTAGACGGTGCAAATCTAATTTTTGAAGGCTATCAAGCAAATGCATATGAAACAACTTTAACGGCAGTTGAACCAACTACTGATAATACGGTTTCATTACCTAATCAATCAGGTGTTTTAGCTATGGACGGTGACGCATTAGCATATGGAATAGTATTTGGAGGATAATTAAGTGGCAAGTAGTTTTAAAAATGCAGGTCTTGATGTTGGTGTTTTAGATGACTCAACAGGAGATATCTATACAGCTGGTGGTTCTATAACTGCTGTAATACACGCAATTTACATTTCAAATTTAAGTGCTACAAATGCTGCTAAAGTAAATATTAAAGTTACAATAGACGGAGGTTCTACATTTAGACATGTAGGTAGAAGTTTAAATGTATCTGCTAGTAATACTTTGATAATGGATAAACCAATTAATTTAGAAAATAACGATAAGCTTAGAATATATGCTGACCCTAATCCAGATAGTTCATCTGTTGATGTAGAAGCATATGTAAGTATATTGGAGATTAGTTAATGGCTGTAGTAGGACAAGTAGTACCAGAAGGACAACAATCAAAAGAGGGATTTCATGGCCTTCGTAGAACAACAGAGGGTTATCTTTACTACACAAAGATAGATAAAGACAGCACAAATTCTGTAGATTTTGAACAAGGTTCTCCAACTGATAAAAATGGTGGTGTTCAACTACCAACAAAAAGTGACTATACAGAAAGTACAACAAAATTTCAATCAAGTGTTAATACATACACAGGTGATGGTTCTACAGTAGCATTTAGTTTATCAACGCCAGTTTTAGATGACACAAGAATTAAAGTATATGTAAATATGGTTGAACAAGAAAAAAATACCATATGGTCATATGCTTCTGGAACAGTTACTTTTAATATAGCTCCTTTTAGTGGTGCTACAATATCTGTTCCTCTTATAGATAAAGAATACAAAAATAATACAAGTGACTTTTATCATCAATACACATTTGAAGACGGTGACGCAACATATTTTATTGATGACAATGGTTACTTGGTAAAAAGAGAAAATAGGAGTAGAGGTGCGACAGCCTTGACAAGTGACGACTTTTCTACAGTAGAAAGCACATATGGTGTAGCGTCAACAACTTGGCAATCAGCGGTATAACTAGTATAAATAGTAAGTATAAAAGGTAAAACATGGCAGATTTTAAACTAGGTAGAATTAAATTTAAATGGAGAGGTAGTTGGGCAACTTCAACTGC